TAGAAGGTATACGTAAAGAATTTGTTAATAACTCTGGCAACATGAAACCTGATCGTATGGTTAAACTTGTAAGAGAACATATTGATCCTAATGACTTAGACGGTAGTTTAGCTAGATTGCTGAAAACTGCTAAAAAGGCACAAGGTAAAAGTTTCTTAGATATGCCTACCGAATACTGGATGAACTCTATATTGAGTGGTCCTAAGACGCAGATGGTTAATATCATGGGTAATGCGTTGACTCAGGTAATGACCACAATGGAGTCTGTTATTGGTGGTGTGATGGCAGGTAATATGGACGTAGTCAGAGCTGTTATGGCTTCGTGGTCGGATGGTGAGATGTTTAAAGAAGCTGCTAAGTTTTCTAAACAAGCTTTCAAAGAGCAAGACAACTTACTAGACCCTGCTAATCGTGCGTTTGAAGAAGGACAAAAAAGAGCGATCACTAGTGAACGTTTTGGTGGTATAGAATCAGATTCAGCCAAACAATCAATAGACGCTTTCGGTAACGCTATGAGAATACCTAGTAGACTTTTGTTAACTACGGATGAGTTCTTTAAACAATTAGCGTATCGTCGTGCTGCTCGTTTTAAAGCTGCTATGTCAGGATTGCAGCAAGGCATCCGTGATCCTAAAGAATTAGCAAGACACATAAACAATACGGTAGATACAGTTGTAACCGAGAGTGGTCGTATGATGTCTGAGGAAGGTCTTGTTAGAGAAGCCTCTGTGATTGCCGACAAGAAAGGATTGAAGGGCAAACAGAAAGCTGACTTCATAATAGATTACAAAGATAAGAACTTTAATCCTGACGCTTCTGGTTTAGCTCAATACGCACTAGACGAAGCTCAATATCTAACATTTACTAAAGAACTGCAGGACAGGACGCTAGGTAAAGGACTTCAAGATATCACTAATAAAGTTCCGTTTTTACGTTTTATTCTTCCCTTTGTAAGGACTCCTACCAATATTCTAAAGTTTGCAGCTGAACGTACTCCTTTTGCGGTTGGATTAAGAGAAGAAAGACAAAGATTTTTTGACGACTACAAAAGTGGAGACCCTGCTAGAATTGCTAGAGCAAACGGAAAATTTATGACAGGAGCATTAATTGGCGGTGTTATGCTTGATACAGTCTACAACAATAGAGACTTCATAACAGGAGGTGGTCCTAGTAACGAAAGAGAAAAAGACGCTTTAATGGCAACAGGTTGGAGACCTTATAGTATTAAAATAGGAGATACTTATTACAGCTATCAAAGACTCGATCCTATTGCTACAATCTTAGGTATATATGCAGATTTTGTGGAGACAGGAGTAAACGAAACAAAGTCATTTGATGAAACAGATTTTGAACATATGTCAGGTGCTCTTGTTTTATCTTTAACTAGAAACTTCACTAATAAATCTTACTTAGCTGGTATTCAAATGTGGGCAGATGCTTTGGGTGATCCTGATAGGTATGTTGAAAAGTTAGGTAGAAACTATGTTAGTTCTTTTGTCCCTAATGTTTTATCACAAATGTCAGACTATGATACACAAGCTGTAAAAGAGACTCGTTCGATAATGGACGCAGTAAAGCGTAAACTTGGTCTTCGTGGATCATTAGATACTAAGCGAAATATATTAGGAGAAGAGTACATAGCAGAACAATGGATGGGTACAGGTTTTATAAATCCTATTCGGATGTCTACTAAGAAAGACGATCCAATTCTAAATGAGATGGCAAGTTTAAATCATGCATTCAGAAACCCTCCACCCAGCTTAGGAGGTCAGATAGATATGCTAGAATACGAAAACGACAAAGGACAATCAGCATACGATAGACAACTAGAGTTACTTAAAACAGTGAAGATGAGAGGTTTAACTCTTAGGCAATCACTTAATAAATTAATTAAATCTAAAGCATACCAACGTTTGTCTCCTAATTCAGAACCTGGTGTTCCTAGTCCTCGTATTCAACAGATTAACAGTATTCTTACAAGATTTAGAAAAGAAGCCAAAAGACAAATGCTGCGTGAGTATCCTGAGTTAGATAGACAGTTTGCTGCACTTACTAGAGCTAAAGCAGGTGTTAGAACTGGAATGCAAAGAGAAGATGTGCTTGAACTTTTACAACAAACAAATTAATAATAGATTACTATGAGTACCATTCAAACATACAAAGACCACATAGTTGGGTCAGGTCAAGTAGACTTTGATTTTCCTTTTCCTTATCTTGACGATTCCCATGTAATTGTACAGTTAGATGACTCAACTTCAGAGTCTCCAGGAGGTAAGTTTTATACTGTAGCATCATCAAATTACACTATCATAACATCTCCTGCTACCCTTATAAGATTTACTACTGCTCCTGAAACTGGTGCTAGACTTAGAATTAAGAGAGATAGTAATGCTAGTACAGCTCTTGTAGACTTTGAAAATGGTAGTGTACTTACTGAAGTAGAACTAGACCGTGCTTACCTTCATAACCTATACCTCAATGAAGAAATTGAAGAGGGTAGTGGTAAGAATGTAATGACCAAGAACTCTGATGGTAACTTTGAAGCTGACTTAGCTAAGATAGTTGACCTAGCTGATCCTACAGCAGCACAAGATGCTTCCACTAAGAACTATGTAGACACTGAGATTGCAACTGAAAGAACTGCTAGAGTTGCAGATGTAGATGCTGAAGAGACTGCAAGGATTGCTGGGGATGCTTTGAAAGTAGCTAAGTCAGGGGACACAATGAGTGGTAATCTAAGTATGGGTAGTAATAAAGTTACTTCCTCTGCTACACCTTCTAGTGGGACTGACTTAACTAATAAAACTTATGTAGATGCAGGTGATGCTGACCAAGTCAATAAGACTGGTGATTCTATGAGTGGTGCTTTAGCTATGGGGGACAATAAGATCACAGGTCTAGCTACTCCCACAGCAACTGCTGATGCAACTAACAAATCTTATGTTGACGCTGAGATTGCTACTACTCTAGCTACAGGTGTTGCAGGTGGTCCTATTGGAACTGCTAACATTGCTGATGATGCTGTTACTGCTGATAAACTAGATCACACTGCTGTTACTCCTGGATCATATACTAATGCTGATATAACTGTAGACCAACAAGGAAGAATCACAGCTGCTTCTACAGGCAGTGCAGGGACTGGTGAGGCTAATGTACAAGCTAATTGGACAGAGTCTGATACGAATAGTGATGCTTTTATCCTTAACAAACCTACATTAGGTACAGCTTCTGCGTCTGATACAGGCGACTTCGCAGCTGCTTCACATACTCACTCTGCTTCTAACATTACAGACTTTGATACTGAAGTAGCTAATAACTCTGCTGTTACTGCTAACACAGCTAAGGTTACTAATGCTACACACACAGGAGATGTTACAGGTGCTACTGCTCTTACACTTTCAGACGGTGTAGTTACAGCTGCTAAACTTAGCTCATCGGATACTGAGTTAAACTATGTTAATAACGGTGTAGGTATTGGTACACTTAATGAATCAGGTTACGATCTTACTGCTACAAAAGTAAAACTTAAAGGTACAGCAACTCAACTCTTCTTTGAAGATACAGATGAGACAGGCACTCCCACAGAAATTGCTATGTCCCTGAACTCAAAAGCATTAAGGTTTGGGTTTCAAGATTCACCTACTACGCAAGCGTTTGCAATCTTTGGAAGGAATCTAACAATAGCTGGAGGTACAGTTGCTCAGATGAATGCTTTGACTGCTGCTGACGGTGCGTTGCTAGGGCAAGTAGCTTATGTTTCTAACGGAAACGCAGGTAGTCCTTGTTTGGCAATGCATGATGGTAGTGCTTGGAAAGTAATAGCAACCTTAGGAGCAACTATATCAGCTTAATACAATGACTGAACAACTCTCCCACTTTCTTGATACTGCTCTTGGTGTTATTCTAGCTGTTATAGGTTGGATGATTAAGAAACTTACTGACAGGTTAGATAACGATGAGAAAAGATTAACTAGGATAGAGGTGGAGTTAGCTGCTCAAAGTGAAAGAGATACTGCTGTTGAGAACCGTATGAGTGGATTAGAAACAAGTGTAAAAGAAATTAATACTAAACTGGATCGTCTAATGGAGATGTTAATGAAAAGATGAGCTTATATAAAAACATAAATAAAAGAAGAAAGCTAGGCATTAGCCGTAGCAAGAAAAAGTCAACTATATCCCCTAAAGCATACGCTAACAT